TGATTCCGACGAGGGCCGTAGTGTCTGTAATTCCTGAGGAGGACGCATCAGAAGCTCGGGTGGGGTCGGCATCACTGGCAGTGGCACTAGAGTCGTGCGTGAACACCCAGCCGTTAGACATAACAGACTGGCTAGGAACAATGTTTTTAGCGGTATCAATGTAAACATATTCTTTCTCTCTAATTGTGTTTGTTCTATCAACATATTCAGTAACTACATTATTACTTATTTCGGCATTCTTTTTCTCAAGTTCGGCAACTTGTGTGCTTGCCTTAGCAGCAAATCTTTGAAGTTCTGCTTCAGCATAGGCTGATCCCTTCATGTATCCATATAGGAATACACCAAGTATTAAAGCAGCGCCTGCTAATAATTTATATGGGAGAGGGATCATACCAAACATATTTAATTCCTTATTCTTCTTCAGACTTCTTCGTTGGGTTCTTTGGTGCAAACTTTTCTACACCTGTAATACCAAGAGTACCGATGACAATATACATTACACCGTTGAAGATAAACTCTTCGATGGTGAAGTCCCAGAATAGATTTGCAATATAACCAGTAGCAATAAGCAGAGTTGATACAACTGCAACCATACGTTTAGTCGATGGATTACCACCGTCTGACATCATATCTTTAAGGTATGTTAGAAATTTGCTCATGTTAGAGTCCTAGAAACTGTTTGAATGAAACTGACTCGTGAAGACCCATACCACGGCGAACATCTTTATAGAGTTCACTCTTATGCTTTGTGGACATTGCACTAGGTGCCATCTTATGAAATTCTTTTTCGTTACCGGCGGCTGCATGTTGACGCATCTTTGTACCAGAGGCGCCGGCTACACCTGTATCGGCATCCGAACGTTCTTTACCAACAGTATGAATAGTAATCTTTTTGAAGTTGTAGTGGCCATGACGACCTTCTTTGCCATTATACTTATGCGCGAGAGCATGGAATTCATGTGCCCGATCCGAACCAACGTGTAAGTGTAGGTGTGTAACACCTTCACTATGAAGTCTTGACATTTGGTGTAGGAGAGTGGGATGTTCTTTATCTAGAAGACGAACATTCGCACCTGGAAATGCTCTCTTGGCATGTTTCAACTTCTGTTCAGGCGTCAAAGGATTCTTCTTAGAATCATGTGTGCCAGTAAGAACGATGGTATGTCCGTGAGAACCAGCCGTGTTACGCACCTGGTTTACAACAGCTTCATGACCCACCGTGATTGGGTTCATTCTACCTTGTGTGATATGATGATGAACGTCAGCCACTATTTGCCCTTACTTGCTCTTAGAATTGCACTGCGCTCTCGGTTAGCTTTCGAGAAGCCTTCGCGGTCAACAACCTTTAGACCATGAGCAACATAGCCTTCGCCGCCAGCGGCTGCACCATTAATATGTGTCGAGAACCCACCGCCGGCAGCACGATCTAATCCTCTAGCAAGATGATTGGTCGCTTGTTGTAAATGGTGGTGAATTTGAAACGATCTTTGAAAGTGCTTTTTGCTGGCATCTACCTGGGATAGATGAGTATTCATAGTAGCAGTCTTGCGCTCTTTAGCAGCCGGAGTCTTGACGGCATCTATCAGTTTCTGGTGCGAAGTTTCTAAATGCTTTCTGTATCCTTCGACTGAAGGTTTTTCACCGCTTGTAACAGTTCTATTGATATATGTTCTTAGGTGTATTTCGTGACCAGGCAGATGCTGATACGAGTGACTTTTCATCAACTTTTCTGCCGCACTCAGATGCTCTTCTGCTTGAGACTTAACTGTAGAAGGAAGTTTACGCTCTTTGTCTGATACAAGATGTTGTACCATGTGAACATCAGGATGAGATTGAAAGTGCGACATGTCCGTGATAGGATGTGCGGTTCTTTCTGGACCCTTTAGCTCCGTATGTATAGTGACACTAACCTTGGATTTCTTTAGCTTCTTTGCTTCTTCGCTACCAGCATCTGCACGATATTCAATCGTATTTGGAGTATGCGAGATGTGTGAGGTGTATTCTGATCTTCCAGAAGGTTCGCTCATATATCCGCCCTGGTATTCACCGGGCTTTTTTGGAATTACTTTACCCAGGTGGGCATGAAGTGCTTTCAGAGGACCGACAAGATATGGTTTATGGCCATGTTGCTTTTCAATATCTGCGGCAGAATAGTTGTAGTGAGAACCAGCACCCTTATACTTGACACCTATCTTACCATCAGGTGTTCGAATTACATGGAAAGACATTCTATCATCTATCTTACGAGTAGATGGTGTTTTCCCACGTGCAACACCACGCAGAGTTTCCAATGCGTGGTGTGCAGCGTCTTGACTATCAAATGATCTATCAGAAGGATGCTCTATATGAGCAATACCACCAGTGTGGGTCGCCTCAGTGATAAATTGTGTAAAGGATAACATAGGAGTTCCATCTATATAATGTTCCCTATATTTATAATACTTTCGAATCACACTCTCTCTTTTCTATCTACTATTATATAGTAGCAGATTCTGAGGAAATGTCAAGCGGTATTTTTATGCCAGTATAGCACTCAATTCTTCAGTGACATCCACTGTGGTAAGATCGATAGGAGGAAAATCGATTGCGCCATTTAGATTGGCTTGGAATGTTTCAGAATTTGTAGGGGCGTCTGCAAAATAAACTTCAAAGCCAGCTACAGTTTCACGAACAAATGAATCACCACCTTCAAACATGTGAGAGACCTTATCAAGTTCTTCATTAATCATTTGAAACGTTGGTTCGCCAGTAAAATACTTTACGATATATTCTTTTGCGCCAACTGTTTTCCATAAAGGAAGTTCTGAACTGCCAACATTTGTCCACACAAATGAGGAGACTACAAGTTTAAGATTCAATTCGTCCATATTATTTCCTAAAAACTGGTGCGCCGTGCGGGACTCGAACCTGCTGCCTCAAGATTAGAAGTCTCGCGCTCTATCCAGATGAGCTAACGGCGCATAATTACTTTATACTACATTTATAACAGGTTGTCAAGTTAAAACTCAAACTTTGAGAAATCTCTTCGCTTGCCAATGGTAGTATTTTCAAACACTGGAACATCATCTTGTCCAGAGTCCATAATACCAGCCTGAGCATCATCTTCCAAGTCATATAGTTTCATCTTGCCACGGTCGATACCAACCATAAAGCGTTTGTTTACGCCCGGGTCGTTGTAACGATTCTTCAACTGCTTTATCATCAGCTGGCCTATCTTGTCAAGTTCTTCCGTTGCGATAAGGGCAAACATCAAGTCGGCGGTTGCTGGTAGACCAAATGATTCCGAAGTATCTGTTAGTTCAACGTCGGAGATTGCATAACCACTACGGGTTGTCTGCGTAGCCGAGACGATTGGCAAGTCAAACTCTACTGCCAGACCACGAAGTTCTTCTGCGATACCCTTAATGACTGTGTAAGAACTGGCACCAGACGATGCTTTGTAGCGACTAGATGCACAGATGTTTAGATAGTCAATGAAGATAACATCTGGCTTGAAGTTTCGTTTCAACTGAAGTTCGTTCAACAGAGCCTTAAAGTGGCCAACATGGGCGCTTGCTGTTGGATATTCTTTGACAATCAAACGACCTTCTGTCTTCGAACGAATCTTCGCAATCCGCTGGTCGAACATTGACTTAGATAGGTCTTTGAGTTCTTGAATGTTGACGTTCATCAAGTTGGCGTCAATGCGTTCTGCGATACGTTCTTCTGCCATTTCGAGGGTGATATACAAAACGTTCTTGTTCTGACCCAAGGCGCCAGCAGCCATGTGACACATGAACAGAGACTTACCAACACCAGTACCAGCAAGAGCAATGTTCAATGTCTTATTTGGTAGACCACCATTGGTAATCTTGTTGAACATCTCGAGGTCAAACGGCAACTTAGTTTCTGCCCGGTGATAGAAATCAAAACGGTCTTCGGCGTTATCAATGTAGTCATGTCCTACGTTGTTATCAAACCCAACTGCCAATGCATCTTGGAGAATGGAAGGAATACCATCTTGCGAATGTACCTTGTCTTCGCCATCAATGATTTGAATTGATTGCATAATAGCATTATACACGGCTCGGTCTTTACAGAACTTTTCCGTCTGGTCTAGAAGCCACTTCTCATTGGCATCCACATCATCATCAAGTGCGGTTAGAGTTTCTGTAACGTGCTGATACTCTTTCTCATTTACCTTGCGGTCATTTTGTAGAGCAATGTTTATGGCATCGATGGTAGGAAGAGAATTATATTTGGTAACAAATTCGTTGATGTAACGATAGATTAACTTCTCGGCGTTGTCTGTAAAATATTCATCTTTAATGAATGGGATTACCTTACGCAGGTAATCCTCATCCGAAATCAACTTACTTAGGATAATAGTTTCAATTTTCTTCTGCAACATTCACATCCTCTAGTTCAAAATATTCTTCATAATCATTAGCAATCTTCATACAACAATCTTCACATACCCACTTCTCAAAAGTTAGGCCATGTTCTGAACCATGAAGACAGATTGCAGCATCTTTCTTAGGATTGATGCCGCAACCACATTCGTCACAGATTTTCGTATTCTTCTGAAACATCTTCGTCAAGAATTTCCACATTTTCACCCTCCATCATTTGTCCGCCTGCCATGCGGTATCGCTTTTCAATCCAGTCACTGAATGTTGGGTCGGTCAGAACTGGCATCCAGAATTCTTTGTTGTATGTATCATTCAAGCGATGCTTCTTTTCTTCTGTTGCCAACTGGTACCAACCATTCGATGGCTTGATAACGTGACCGCTTTCTAGTGCCATATCAAGTAGACCAGACCACTTACTGATACCACCTTGGAAGGTTACTTCGATTGGAATCTTTGACTTCTCACGAACATAACGAGACTTCTCGACGTTAATGATAAAGTTGTAACCAACTACTTCGGTGCCTTGCTTCTCTTGCTGGCGACCAATGATAAAGATATTATCGGCTGAGTAGTAGATGCCCGTACCACCAGAGACGATTGCCTTGGGGAACATACCAATTTCCATATAAGTGTGGTTGACCACGACCATAGGAATGTCTTTGATGGTAAGATGTGGCGTAATCATACGGAACAGGGACTTCATCTGCTTGGCGCGGGTCATATCTGCAACCGACTTACCATCTAGGGCATCATCAACTTCTTTCTTAGAAGCAAGGTTACCCACAGAGTCAACTACAATCATGACACGGTCCTTACGTTCAAGTTCGTTGACTTGCTTCATAATATCATGTTTCAATTGTTCAATGTCAGTGATGGGAGTATGAACAACCTTACCCGTATCAATACCAAAGTTCTCAAAGTATGACTGAGGAGCACCAAACTCGGAGTCGTAAAACAAGACAATACCATCATCATACTTGTCCAAGAAACTCTTAACCAACATCATCGCGAATGCAGTCTTAAAGTGTTTCGAAGGGCCAGCAAAGATGGTCAGTCCTGGTGTGAGGCCGCCATCTAACTTACCAGACAGAGCCACATTCAGTGCGGGAACAGAAGTCTGAATTAGGTCCTTAGTGCTAAACAGTTTGCTTTCTGATAGCACATTTGTTTCTTTGATGGTGGTATTCTTTTTCAGTTTGTCAAGTAGTGCGTTCATGCGAATAGGTCCTCCAATGTTGCTTTAGGTTCAGTAGACCAGCTTAGGCCGTCTACAATCATATTAAGTGGGTCAAGAAATGCTTTCTGGAACATCATCTTATAATCTATATATCGGTGAATGTCAAGTTCTTTTGGCATTATTCCGAGAAAAGCAATACAATTTTCGTGCATTGTATTTGGCTCTTTGAGATAAAGAAACTTAATCTTTTCACCCTCTTGAATTAATTCATACTTCTTGTCAAGATTAGCTTTCTTGATCATATGGTTATACATTAGGGCACCACGAACATGCATCGGTGTTCCCTTGCCATAAATATCAGCCGTAGATGTATACTTAGACAACCCATTTACACCTCGTGGAAATGCAATCTCTTCGGGCGACATCTTGTAGAAGGCTTCGCGGGTTTCTTCGATGAACTTCTGTAGAGTTGCTTCGTCGGAAGTCAGGCAGAGTCTGACGGCTTCTTTGAGGCTCTTGCGGACGGGCGCTGGCGTAGACGAGCGGACGATTTCGAGACCCATGACTTTGAGTTTTGGCTCATCGTAACGGACGCCTTCGTTGTCATAGACATTAAGTGCGTACCTCTTTTTTGCAACCCAGATGCCACGTTCCGCGATTGCCTCGCGTTTGAATATAATTTTCTTCTGAAATGCATTCGTGTAGTCCGCAAGTCCATCGCAACTCTTGTTGATCGCCTCTGTGATTTTCTCTTCGCAGATTTTATCGAGAACGCCAATGAGTTTGTCGCGGTCCATATCAGGATAAAACTTACTAACAAGAGGCTCCAAGGAAATATAACAAGAATCAGTATCACTGTAGAAAGAGTAGTTGTGTCCATTTGTTCCTACGACCTTGTTAAGATAAACGTCAAGTGCCTTACCTACTTCCTGAATAATATACTGACCAGTCATAGTGATACCCTCAGCCACACGAGCATCATAATAACGGAAGTATTCATTACCCATGGCACCAAAGAGAGAGTTCAACTGAATCTTTCTTGCCATTTGGAAGTTGTTATACTTTGAGATATCGTTCTTTAGTTTTTCATCTTTAGTAAGTTCATATTCTTTCTGCGCGGTAATCATCAACTTCTTATAACGTTGACGGTCATCAAAGAATTTCTCTACGATTTCTGGAAACAGACCTTGCTTAGTGCGATTATAGCAATACCCATTTGAGGTCATACAATAATCATTATCTTTTAAGTCATCAAGGTCAAAGGTCTTATCAAGAAGACCACGGACTGTAGTGTCTTTGACATAACCATTTACCATGGTTTCAGGCGACATGTTATACTGCATAATGATTGACGGATATAGAGAGGTAGCATCGAAAGAAACTACCCAGTCATACTTACCGGGCTTAGGTTCTTGAACGAAAGCGCCTTCGATGCCACGACCCTGTTGGTCTCTCTTCTGAGGAATATGAATGTTCTTATCATACAGGTGATTATAGAGAAGACAATCCCAGGTGCGAACCTGTGAGAAAACGTCATTGTAATTACACTTGGCGTCATAGGCCATCGTGAGAATAAGTTCAATCAACTTCAACTTGCGTTCAAGTTCGTCCACAATTTCAACATCTCGAACGTTGTATTCAACAAACTTCTGCCAGTCTTTAGTGTAAAACTCGCGGAAACTTTCATAGGGATTTTCCAGCTTGTTCTTACCAAGTTCCACAGAAGCAATATGGTCTAGCTTGTAGGACTCTTGGTTAGAATAGGTAAACTTCTTAAAGAGGTCTAGATAATCTAGAACGGCAATACCCTTCATTTCATAGGTGAACATCTCACGCCCCATGACGTTCATGTTCTTACGTTGCACTAGACCCCAAGGAGAAAACTTCTTCTTAGTGGCATTTTCATCATTGAACAGCCGCTCTACACGGGCAATCAGATATGCGATATCGAAAAGTTCGACGTTCCAACCAGTGATAATATCTGGATGATTGTCTGAATGGAATCGAATGTATGTTTGAAGCAAGTCGCGTTCATTATCACACTTCACATACAAAAACTTATTACCAGTGGCACGAAGGGCTGTAATTTCTTCTGAGTTTACATCATCAAAATTACCACAACCAAAGGTAATAATCTGGCGAGAGACTAGGTCCTTGACCGTGATGAGGAGAATCTCTTCAAGAGGATTATTGATATCTGGAAAACCAAACTCGGTTTTCGTTTCGATATCAATCGTCTGAATCTTTAGAGCATTCATGTCCCACTGGATTTCACCAGGAAACTTATGCGTGATATACTGGTAGCCAAAGTTTGTCTGACCATAGATAGGAAAGTTATCTACTTCACCATAGGTTTGAATAAACTCTTTGGCGTCATTGTTACTTTCAAACTCAACAGGTTGAAGATTATCACCATACAGAGACTTGTGGACACCTTCTTCTTTGCTCTTCACATAGAGAACAGGAGAGAAGTCTTCCCTACGATTGAAGCGCACACCATTATGAACACCTCGAACGAGAATCTTGGAGCCATATTGGTGTGCGCTGGTATAAAACTTCATGTAACCCTCTTTTCAATTCAAATACTACTATACTATAAAACATAACAAAAGTAAAGAGGTTTTAGTTACACCATGATGCTTTCTTTTCGCCCATATAGGCGCGGGCAAGTCCGCCCTTGATAAGTTCTGTTGATAGGTCCTTGCCATTATACTTGACATAACCAAGAACACGGCCGCCAAACTTGTCCCATTCTTTTAGATCAACCTGAATAATCTGACCAGGTTTAATCACAGACTTAGTAAAGTTTGTTGCTGCTTCTCCGCCAGCAGCTTCCTTAGGACACTGGGCACGACCACCTTTTTCAGGCGTATCAACTCCCAATACTCGAATCTTAATTACTGGTGGAATTGGAGCTGGTACCCACGGAGCTTCGACTTCGATTGTATCGCCGTCCAAAACTCTTGTTACTTTCCATGAATGCTCTACTGCTAGAACAGGAGTAGCAATCAGGGCTGCGGCTAAAAATGCTGCGAATAGTTTCATACGATAATCTTACTTTCTGGTATTACAATACCACTGCCAAACCGAACATTATACTCATTAACCATTCCAGTATCTGGTTCGAAAATAGAAACAACTGCACCAGCGCGGATAGGAATGTCCCCGGTCTGAGCATACGGACAAAAGGGTGCTAGTCCAATACCAAACTGATTATTCTGGTTAGGTACCATCATAATCAATAGAGGCTTTTTCAGAATAACGAGGCCTTCAATACTCTCATCAATATCAGCAATGATTTCCTCGCCACTGATTAGCTTTATACATTTAATATTGGACATAGCATTCACCTTCTTAAATTATTACTTAGTTTTACCTTCTGCCAAAAATTCGGCAGCTTGTGATGGATATTCGTTATCCCCATCGGTAATGTCAATCTTCTTAGCTTTCTTTTCTTCTGGAATAAATGCTTCCAACCAAATTTTCAGCATACCATTAACCAGAGAAGAGCTTTTTACTTCCACATTGTCAGCAAGAGTGAATTCGCGTTTGAATCCTCGCTCTGCAATTCCCTTATAGAGATATTCGGTGTTGTCAACAGAGTCGATTTTACCGCGTATACTCAATAGACCTTCTTGCAATTCAATATCAATTTCCGACTTACCGAAACCAGCAACGGCTAGTTCGATTACGTAGCGACTTTCATCGACTTTCTTGATATTGTATGGGGGATATTTAATTGGCATCATTTGCGCCGATTGGTCAGCAATGTCTGCCAATCTCTTCATGACGCGGTCCGCGCCGACGAAATACCGATCCATCTGTGGGATCATTGTTGTATCAAATTTCATAGTTTTCTCCTATTAAGCGAGTTTTAAAAAGAGTGCCATCCGAAGCATGGCACCCCTTATTTATACTATACTTTTAGAAGAAAGTCAATTATTTTTTAAGTATTTCCCATGTTCCATCATAATTTTCTACAAGAGCAGTGCAACTTTCACACCAGTCACCGTCGTTCATGTAAACAATCTCATCATATTGTGTAATTTCTGCGTGATGAATATGTCCGCAGATAACTCCATCATAACCTTTGCGTTTACAATAGTAAGACATTTCTTTTTCGAACTCACCAATATAATTGGCAGCAAGTTTTGCTTTACGCTTCAAATACTTTGCCAAACTCCAAGGTTGCATTCCGAGCAGTCTTCTTGATGCATTAATAATCTTATTGATATAGAGCAGAGAGTCATATGCAAAGTCTCCCAGATGCATAATGAATCGACCAGTCTTTGTTCGCATTAAATTGTCGAAGAGGTCACCATGCACCACCAAGTAGCGTTTACCATTCACCCCAACATGGACACAACGATGCTCTACTGCAATTTTACCGATTTTAATGTTGGGAAATGACCGAAAGATTTCATCATGATTACCAGTGACATATATTACTTCTGTCTTTTCTGACATCTTGAGTATTTTTCTGACGATTTGATTGTGTATTTTTGGCCAATACCATTTCTTTTTCAGACGCCATATATCCACAATATCTCCAACGAGATACAACTTTTCAGTTCTAATCGTAGATAAAAACTCTAGCAATGCATCAGAGTTACAATGTTTCGACCCAAGATGTAAGTCTGAAATGAATACCGATTTGTATTTTTTACCAGCATTCATTGTCATATACAGATTTACTTTTTGCGACCGATGTTATACTTTTGAATAAGTTCCCAATCGTTCTTTTCTTTGTAAGCAATTACTTTGATTTGATTTAGAGGAGCCTTGTCCTCATGAATTTCTGGATTGAGAATGGTAATCAAACCCCAGTCCGAAAGTAGATGTGCTACCGTGTTTCTGCGTTGTAAATCATTGTCACTAAAGTCCGCATCTTTACCATCTAAGGCAAAGAGTTCCTTAAAGTGAACAATGAAATACCTACCCTGCTTATGAAGGATATGGCATGACTGATAAAGAATCTTATCCTTACGAGACGCTACCCCAATACGTGAAAGAGTTTCACGAACCTTTAGAAAGTCGTCTGGATTCTCCAACTTAACTTCCAAGGGAGCATACCCAGGATAGTTAATATCAAAAAAATCTTCGCTCATTTTCTACCACCTTTATACAATTTCTCTTTTATTGTTTTCTTTTGTTCTTCGGAGAGAATTGTAAGAGCTTGACTAGCTTTTTCATTACTATAGCCATAATACTCCTTGATCATCTCAACTTCGGCATCATCTTCAATTTTGATCCATTTATCAAAACGCTTTCTAGACCTAATTGTATTTATAAGGAACGTATTTTGCAGGGCTTTATCAAGGTGTGGTCGGCAGTTCATCTCGTTGGCTGGAATAACAGTGTCCGCACTGAAACTCAATCCGCGATTGATGATCCAAGGGTTGTATTGCTTCTCTGACCACTCATCTACTATGAGATTGGTCTTCTTGTGGTTAATATCGTTGATGAAATCAAAGGGAGAAATCTTGGCTTTTTTCTCCACATAATCTTCTGGCTTGTATTCTACCTTTGGATCACCAAGGCCCTCTAGAATACCGTCCATTACTTCCACTCCACTCCAGCCATAATCTCAACCAGACAGGCTACGAGATTGATTTCTTGGTTGGTGGCGAAAGCAGACTTGTATTGATAGTCGGCCAACAGAACAATAAGAGCCGCAGGATACTTGACATCATCAAGAAGGGTATCATAAATCTTACGGAAGACGATGCCAGCATCGTTGTCGATATTATCTACAACCCACTGACGGACTTTCTTGAAGTCCTTACCGCGAAGGGCATCAACCAGTTCTTTCATATTGATTTCTTGGACGTTGGCTAGAATGCCAGCATCGATTGTACCGCTTACACTGTATCGCTGGAGTTCATTAAGGACACGGCGATAATCAGGAAAGTGCTTCTTGAGAACTTCTGCCACAACCTTGTCATCATACTGCACATTCTCGGTCTCAAGAATGTCACCGAGGCGCTTCATGAAACGACCAGCCATCTTGGGTCGGTCAGCCTTAGTCAGTTTGAATTCAATCACCGCAGTTCGACTATGCAGAGGTGCAATGATGCGGTTCTTGAAGTTACAGGTAAAGATAAAGCGGCAGTTGTTGGCAAACTCTTCAATGAAGGCACGAAGGGCTGGCTGTGTGGAGTTTGGATTCAGGTAATCGGCTTCGTCTAGGATGACAACCTTAGTCTTACCGCTAAACGAGACAGAAGATGCAAACTCACGTATCTTGGTGCGGAGAACATCGATACCAGATTCTTCTGACCCGTTGATAACGATATAGTCACAACCCAGTTCCTCACAAATGGCTCGGGCGATAGTAGTCTTACCTACACCAGCCGAGCCACACAGGAGCATATTGGGAATCTCACCAGTCGCCACAAACTGGCGAAAGGTATTCAGTTGTTCATCGGGTAAGATGCAATCGTCCAGCTTACGAGGACGATACTTCTCAACCCAGAGGAAGTCTTCGCGCATAATGATTCTCCATAATAAAATAAAATGTCCGTCGCGATATTGGTGTATCCACGGACACTGGCTTAGTCACCAGTATTCACTATATCAGTTATTGCGCAACCAGTCAAGAATATTTTCTGGTGAAGTCACACCATAAGGATCATCCGCGCAGTTGTCCTCAACTACATCCCCTTCAATGAACCACTTCTCAATCAGACCGTTATTCACCACAACAGCATATCGCCATGAACGTTCACCGAAGCCAAGATTATCCTTCTGGACATTCATCCTCATCTTACGAGTGAACTTACCAGAACCGTCTGGAATCATCTTAACCTTCTTGACCTTCTGATCTTTGGCCCAGCAATTCATGACAAAGGAATCATTGACAGATACACAGTAGATGTCCTTGATACCAAGTGCTTTAAACTCCGCAAAGTTCTTTTCGAATCCAGGCAACTGGTAGGTAGAACATGTTGGAGTAAAGGCACCAGGAAGAGAGAACAGAACTACACGCTTACCAGCAAAGTAATCGTAGGTCGTCTTATCTTCCCACCGGAATGGGTTTGGACCTTCAATCGAGTCATCGCGGACACGGGTCTTGAAGACTACGGCAGGAACAATCTCAGGTAGTTCCTGGTCGCTGGCTTCATCTTCCCACTCCTTCTTAAATTTAAATTTCTCGGCCATTATACCACAGCCACCTGAGCATCAAAGTCATTAAGAATTAGGAGCTTGTTGAACTGGCGAACGACTTCATCTAGGTCACTTGTGGTAAACGCAATGGTTACATCACGAGGGTCTTCTTCTGCATCATAAGGAATGCGGGCATTAAATGTGAATTCAAACTTAGTCATATTATTTCTCCTTAAATAGAGGACGCAGGGTCCATTGCAATGTAATAAACGAGTTCACGACCCTTGCTCTTAAACTCCATGGCGCGCTTCTTACCAAGCGTGACAGTGTAGTTATCAGACAGGACTTTGAGGTTCTCGGTCTTCACTCGGCAATCAAACACAGGAGCAGGGTCGGTGCTGATAGTCTTGGTGTAGGAGTTTGCCGAAGAATTAGTGGGGTCGCCAACCTTGAGTTGAACCTGGGCGCCATCCGATACAATGCTGATGATTGGTGCCGAGGTGATTGATGCGGCGCGGAGAATCATACTGATTGCATCCGCAGAAAGATCGAACGACCACACAGGTTCAATCTCAAGGTTTTTGTCGGGAGCAGCGGTCACGGTGCCAGGATCGGAATAGAAGTATTCGAACTTCGACCCATCCTTACTAACCTTGATGCTGTTCTCGCCAAAATCTACGTCCTGATCTTCCATAAGGGTCAGAAGTGCCAGAAGGCTGTTCAGGTCATAGACGGCAATTTCACGCGGAAAGGTTTCAGTTACCGTGGCGCGTGAAAAGATGTTCTTCCCAGGACTAACGGTACCAATCACATTACCCTGCCGAAACAGAATATTGGTATTGATACCCGCATAGTTCTTTAGAAGTGAAAGTGTTTCATTGGAAATCTTCATAATATATTAACCTTTTTTCTTGTTGGTCTTAGTACCAGTATTTGTTATAACAGAAATTGTGTCAGTTGTCAAGAGAGAACTGGTGCCCATATTATATGTTGACCAGTCGGGCGTAGATGTGGGCAAAGTAGCAGAAATCGTACCACCGGATATCGTAGATGGTAATACACCAGCGAAAGTAAGACCTTCTACTTCTAGGTTGACATCCATGTCAAGTCCTGCTAGACTGGGCTGTTGTGACTTATCATGGACATGCAGTGCAATGATGGCATAGTGAATGACCTTCATCAGGTCCTTACGCCAGTCTTCAGGAGTTCCCTTATGGCCATAACGCTGGGCATACTTCATGATATTTCCAACCGTGAAGCCTACACCATGTCCACCATCAATAATAAACTCGGTAGCTTGGTACTTGTTCTGCGAATAGTGCTGCCCATAAGTGGCATTCACATACTCGGTAACCTGCCGAAGCAGGTCACCTTCGTTATACTTATATTTAATTGTCATACTATCTCCTTAGAAAGGTGTTTCTTCAAAAAATGCGTCTTCATTAACGTTATCGGTAGGGCCAGTATCAATCTTGGCATCAACCTTACTATAGAGGTCGAGGAACGCCGACTTTGTATCTCCATCGAAACGGTTGACGCAAAGTTCAACTGCCTTCTGGCGAGATTTGAACATGGCGAAGGCATTGACAATGTGTTCCAGACGGCGAGTCGAAATCAGGTCGTCAATGCCACCATCGTAGAAAGTCTTACGGATGATTTCAGCCCAAGTCACAAGGTTGTCGGCAAATTCTTCATCGACCGCACCAGCCTTTTCCATCTTGTTCATGACAATCTTCTTTTCAACCTTGGCCGATGGGTATTCTTGTTCGACTGTGATGGCGAAACGCTCAAGGAAGGCATCATCAAGAATCTGGGCCGAGATGAACTTGCCGTCATCGGAACCACGACCCTTGGTGTTAGCAGTTGCAACCACGTTGAAGCCCTTGGCTGGGAAGACAGTCTCACCAGTCTTCTTATTGAAGTATGGCTTGCCTTCGAGAATGGCTTGGATGCACATCAACTTGTTCGAACCACGATCGATTTCATCAAGAATAAGAATTGCACCTCGCTTCATGGCAGTCAGAACAGGACCTTCGCGGTACACTACGTTACCATCGACAAGGGTGTTGCCGCCAATCAGGTCGTCCTCATCGGTTTCTACCGAGATGTTGACGCGGAGACATTCGCGCTTCAACTTGGCGCAAGCCTGTTCAATCATTGTGGTCTTACCGTTACCAGACAGACCAGAGATGAACGTTGGGTAGAAGGCTTCTGCCTTGAGAACCTTAATCAGGTCAGTGTAAAAGCCAAACGGAACGTAGGTCGCATCAAGACGAGGAACCAGATTGTCAATGATTACCTCTAGCTTAGGCTGCATCACAGTCTTGGCTACGGGCTTAGAGATAATCTCGGCAACTGGCTGAGACATCACGGGTGCCGGCTTGGCAGTCACACCAACCATGGCAGCAGACAAATCGTAAACGCCACGAGAAACCACATTGTCCTTTGACAGGAGCCAGTTCAACTTCTCAATACCCATTGGATGGGCGACGGCAAAAACATCTTTCTTGCGGAAAATACCACCATTCGTATCAGCGGCACGAAGGGCGGCAAGCAGGTCTTCACGGGTACTAATCATAATAAAATCACCTTTTCACAAACAAACATCATCAATCACATTATTTACTATAGTCGATTCGCGACCAAATGTCAAGTGTTTTTTACGCCACAGCCTCAACCATTTTCGTAAGAATTACACGACCGATAGATTTCTTATCTTGGAAGGCCTTGAAAGCCTTGGTCAGTTCCTTCTTATCGTTGGAGTCTACAGTCAGAGTATCTTCCGTGATTTGCAGGCTGCTGCCAGCCTTAATCAGAAACTGGTCATCAAAGCCATTGGTGTTCTTGAGGAGAGCGGCGCTCTCCTTCTTGAAAGCCTTGCGGGCGGCATCACTTGCAACACCAGAGAGAAGCGAACGAGCCAAGAAATACTTGAGGTCATAAGAACCCATCAGGTAGAAGTTTATCATCCGCGAACCAGTGGTTTCACGATACAGATCAAGAAGAGCCTTGCAGTAAGACTTGCTGCGGTAGCTACCACCGTCATATGGCTGCATGAAGGTGCGACGAGTCTTACTATCAACAATGGCGAGGTTCTTGCGCGAATAACTATTATTACCGACAGTTTCGAAATTACAATCACCTTCACCATCTGTCAAGAATACTGACGAAAGAACTTCAACCCGATTGCGGTTCTTGAAATCTTCGGCGATGTAACGACCAAGCAGAATGGCTTCTTCTAACGGAGTGCTACCAAGACCAAAAGAATTGGCAGCGGTACCGTCTAGATAAAGGTCATGAAAACTGCGGCTGTAAGAATTACCGAGAGCCAAAAGATTTGCCATCTGGTTCTTGAACTTACCGCCAGAAACACCGGTAGCCACCAGCTGGAGCATACGGAAACTGGGGTCAGAAATCATCAGGTTGTTTGGGTCCGACAAGTTATTGCGGCTGCGCACTGTATCGAAATACGTTTGTGGTGCGCTAGAGTTTGTGATGAAGCCGTAAACTTCAAAAGGAATGCGAACTTTCTGGCAGAACGAAGCCAGCAGAACCAGCTGCTCCATGGTACCAGACATGTTGGAAGACATACTACCCGACATATCTAGGTACAGAAGCATGCCGTGGTTCTGACCGTTAGGAACAACCGTGTTCTGTAAGAACAGGTCTTCTGTAATCTTGTAAGCCCACACTTTGTCCATGTTGATGCGGCCAGTCTTGGAAGTCTGGGCGCGCATAAGCGACTTGGCTTTTTTCTTACGTTCAAAGTCCTGTGCCATTGAACTAAGGTACTTGCTGTTCTTGACAAGAAACTCCTTGTAGAGTTCCATCTTGACTTGTTCGGCAGTCTTGCCTGCTCGGTATGCGGCGCCACCAACAGAGAACTTCAACATCTTTTCAACGGTGTTAATACCGACAATAAAATCAGCCGGGTTCAGAATAGGGAGCTTGGCATAAAACGTCTCACGGGCGTTTGCATCAAGCAGGCTGTCTTCATTCCGACGAAAGTTCTCATCGGTGAACGAAGTCGGCTGAGGGCTTTCTTCCGTATCCTCGGACTCACTGTCACCAGACGAACCGTCTTCTTTCTCTTCTGACTTTTCTTCTGACTTTTCTTCGGTATCATCGGACGATGAAGACTTAGGCTCTTCTGTTTCGTCTTCTGATTTCTGCCCCGTAGAGGAAGGCGTCTGTGGCTTTTCCTTGTCATCTGAGTCGTCCGAATTAGGAACTTCAACGTAGTCTGCACTCGGGTCAAATTCACCGTCACCATCTTCCATGATATCACCAAGAGCGTTCATGAATTGTTCGAAGTCAAGTTCTTCGGTCGAATTTTCGGCACGTTCATAGAGTTCACTAGCCAGCGCGACCACATCTTCCCAGGTGTCGAGGCTGTCAAGACGATTGACAATCGCTTGTTCTTCGTCCGAGAACTTGACGTTCAAAAACGAACCGACCTTGGCGTGAAGGTTGATACGGTCAATAAACTTTAGCTTATTGACATCCATACCTTCGACACCGAAGAAGTTCTTTTCAAAGAGTTCTTGGTAACCATTGTAGAACGACCGACGAAGACCGGGATAACGGTTCTTCATCTTGCGTTCGATACGAGCATCTTCAATGATGTTGAGGAAAGACTTGAAGCCCGCACCCTTCTCAGAGATGCTGGAGTGCCAGCCGTCAGCAGGCGTTTCAAGAGCGTGACCGACTTCATGGCCGATTAGCAGGTCATAAAGGTCAGCCGAAGTCTCTTTGAAGATCGGCAGCACGACCGTGCGGGTCTCCAGATTGAAGTAAGCGGTACTTGTCTTCTGGTGTTCTACATGGATATTTTCTGTCGCCAACAACTTGGCGAGAATCGACTTTTCAGCAAACTGGGACATCACAAAACCTCATCAATCAATCATATAATTTACTATAGTCGATTCGCGACCAAATGTCAAGCGATTCTTTTAGAAACAACGGCGCTCACGGCGAATATATCGATTGCCGTAGTAGTCATATTCAGTAACTTCTGTGGTGCGGCAGTTGCGGTCACGGCGATAATATGCATCACGGTTACGATAGTGATATTCATACTCGCGGTCATAAACTTCGCGCTCAACTTCCTCGTCGCGGCTATTGTTGTTTTTAATAGCAGCACCAAGAATAAATGCGCCTAGACCGATAGCAATAGCTTCGCCCGTATTAATATGATTGCCGCGTTTGCGCTCGTGGCGTTCAGTGCGGTGTTCACCACGACCCTTGGCTTCTGCTACTACAGGAGTAGCAAGAACACTGACCGCAATAATACTAGAAATAATAGACTTAAACATAATCATTCTCCTTATATTATTAGTATACACGAAACGATGGTAATGTCAAGTTAAAAACGTGTCATTGACCCATCGGCATGAGCCAAGAATGGCTCAAACTTAATGTTTGGATATTCATCTACCAAATCTTTGAACATCTGGAGATTGGAAACGGCATCATCAAAGAGACGAGCGCGAGTAAATTTACCAGTATCAAGGTATTGTTTAATAAAGATTTTCTTAGCTGGAGCAGACGGCATGGCGCCTAGATTACCAGCACGGTGAACATGGATATCATCGATATCGATGCCTTGTTGACGAAATGTATCTAGAAAAATATCACGGTCATCAAAATCTGACCGAGCGGTAATGACAATCATTTTACTGCCACGGGCTTTGATATTTTTATGCATTGCAATCAATTTGCGAATTGCTTTAGCGATAGGTTCGCTGGTGTCACGAAAATGCCGGGCGTCCCTAAACTCGCTAAAGTCGAAGGATTCACCCGGCTGTAAATTATATGTATTGTATTGCTTGTTACCTAGTGTCTTGATTATCTTACCGCCTTTGACGATATGGACACGGGCTTTGGTACGGAACAATGTCTCGTCAATATCCCAGATAGTTAATCCGGCACTGTCTTGCGACTCACTTATAAACTCTTTAAAACCAATCATATTTATATACTACTCGATTCGTGAGTGAATGTCAAGTAGTATTTATACTGGAGGGGCTTTCTTGCGAGTTTTCTTGGGTTTAGGTTCTTCTTCTGCTTTATCGGCCTCGGCTGCGATACGATGTTTCAATCTTTCAGCAACTTCTTCCGCATCAAGCCAGATGTCCTTGTTGTCAAGCATCGACTTAATTTCTTCTGGCGTCAAGAAGTCCTTATAAAAAGAAGCAAACAACTTCTCAGACCATGCGCGGAAGTGTGTGATTTGGTCATACATTTCGCCGCCCTTACCAATGGTGCCACTAGAATAATTGTGGAACATGAACATGGTGTGGTCTGACAGTTCAAAGCGGTCCGCACTAAGGAAGATAAGAGTTGCTGCCGACATACAGATGCCTTCTACCGAACAAACGATAGTAGCATTCGATTCTTGAATTGCTCTTACTATCTGAAGAGCGGCAAACAGGTCACCACCTTCACTGTTTATCCGAATGAAAATAGTATCAGAGTCGCTTGCTGCTCGGAACAACTGAAACCATTCTACGTATTCTTCGGCGGCTTTAATTTCGCCGCAAAGATATAGATTTACTACAGTAGCTACAGGTTGCGCAAAGTATCTAGCCTTAGAAGGACCATCAAACTCGTTCATAGTATCTTGTGATTGCGGTGATCTTTTCAATTTGGTTATCAATTATGGGTGTCCTATTCGGCCAGTGGATGTATTCCTTTTCAGGATTTTTCATCAGGTTATACATTAAAGGTAAAATTAAATCTTCTACCTGCTTCAACTTTTCAGAGACTTCCATTTCTACCAGTCGCTTATGTTCTGAGATAAGTGTTGACTGGTCTACCGCGAGAAGTCTGGCTTCAAGATCATAGAGTTTGGCCATAATCTCATCTTTAAGATCGTCATCATCTGTTGTCCGAGAACTATATGGTTCTTGGACATGAATTACAGTTTCGGTTGGATCTTCAAATGTGAATCCGAAATCATAGGTTGTGTTGGACATATTTTCTAGTATACCTTTCGTGGGAATAAAATATATTCATTTCAACATTTTCCAAAAATTAAAAGCCATGGAGACTCTTTCGCCATCACCTTCGTTCGGTAAAACACGATGCATCAAATCATCAGGAAATAATAATAACAACCCAGCATATGGTTTAATCTGAAAGATTTCTTTTTTAATCTCATACTCAAAATGACCAGCATTTTCTGGAACTTGGAGATAAAGAACTCCACACATCTCATCTGTGGCACCCCTATCGTGATGGTGCCACTCATTATAATCGCTACCAGTATTGATATTATACCAGCAAGTTATATCTCCAGTAACACCTGCTACAGCTTGAACATTATCTATAACTGATTCTGCCCAGGAATAAGTTTTTCTATTACAACGTTCACTGTGCCATCCACCTTTATTACTTCGTTTAACAGACTTGGTTATGCCACGCAATGCTAAAACATTATCGGTGAAATTTTCTGGTAAAGTAAGTTGAACCAATCGCATAGTCATAAAAATAATTAGTCAACTGTAAATTCAAAGGTTGTGTTGGACATATTTTCTAATATACCTTTTTGCTCGTTTTTCTAGTGACTTCATAGCCATCTTCATTTTCATTTCAGAAGCATGGTCAGAGAAATTCAACCCAAGCATATGATCATATTCATGCTGAAAAATTCTAGCGGGCAATCCCGTGAACTCTTCTACTATATATTCACCTTCTACATTCTGGTATGAGGCAGTGATCGAGGCGGGGCGTTTGATAGAAAGCCACAGACCAGGATAACTTAGACAGCCTTCTTTAGCAAGATTGGTTTCTGGCGACCATGAAACAATCTTAGGGTTAAAAATATTCTTTCGATTGTCATCATCTGACCCCATTACAAAAACTTTAGCATCGATTCCCACCTGATTTGCAGACAGTCCTAGACCTCGAAGGTCACGAGATTTTGTCCATAGCTTATCAACCAGATCGTTTGCGTCACCAGCACCGAAATCAAATGCAGACGGCTCTTTGCGAAGCTGCGGATCAGTAAACTTAATTAATTCCATTATACCACCATTTCACTATAGTTATTTTTCTTTTCAAACTTAATTAGACTACGGAACTTATCAAACAGTTGGTCGCCCTTATGACTGATAACAAATACATTAGTATCTTCACCCAATGTATCAAGCAAGGACATAATATAATCTGTCCCATTGTTATCTAGAGAACTATCAAATACCTCATCCAAAATTAGAAGGTTGGTAGCCACACTGTTCTTCATCTTAGCAATAGTTCTCCATGTAAAGAGAAGTGCTAAGTCAATACGTTGCTTTTCACCTTCTGAGAATGAAGCATAACTAAAGTCATCGCGATGGCGAGACTTAATAGTTTCATCAAACTTCTCATCCAAATTAAACTGCACAAAGAAGTCCATTGCTTGTAGATATTTATTCACCAACTTATTGATAACTGGAAGATACTGCCGAATAATCTTAGTTTTAATACCAGTGTCCTTGAGGAGAGTGGAGACAGCATCCATGTAATGCTTTTCTTCATTCAACTTGGCCTTTTCTTCGTTCTGAACCAGAACTTCTTTAGCATAAGTCTTTAGCTTATTCTTTTCAGTATCTATATCACCAGTTTTAGATGTAATATCATTCAGTTCCAGATTGAGTGCTTGGATTAATCTCTGTTGAACAATCATTTCATTATGATGAGTTATAATCGAAGCATTCAGCCCAGAAATTTGTTCGGAAAGAACCGCATTTTCCGCGATAAGTTCTTCAAGTTTTGTAAATTCTTCCTGGAGTTTCTCCATTCCCGAAGATAGTTCTTGCATTTTCTCTTGTCTGGATGATACGATGGTTTCTTTATGATCGTGAGCAATGCCTTGCCGACATGTCGGACACTCATCCGTTTCGTTGTAGAATGCAACCTCCTTTTGGAGATCGCGGAGTTGGGTGGAAAATTTGGTTTTGAAAGAATCGAGTTTCTTTTGCTTGTCTGCAAGGTCTCCGAGACTTTGTTGGGTTTCTTCAACAGAAAGTTTTTGCCCTTCCAAATCGTTAGCGAGGCTTGTAAGACTTGATATCTTTTCTTCGCCGGTCTGAATACGCTCCAATATTTCATCGACTCTCTTCTCTCGGTTCGCTTCTAGGGTGTCAACATATTCTTTCTGTATCGAAGCCTTTTGTTTCAAGACTTCCAGTTTACCGTCGGCATCTTGTAATTGATCTTTAAGAGCATTCATCTTGTCACGCAACACCACATTCATTGTGGTAAAGATTTGAATATCAAGTAGGTCTTCGATGATTTCTCTGCGGGTACCAGAAGGTAACTGCATGAACGGGGTGAATGACGCCGAACCTAGAATGACAATCTGGGTAAAAGACTTGTAGTTCAACTTGAGAATGGATTCCTCAAGATACTTTTGATAATCTCTAGCGGCCGCATCTTGATTCAACAGTTCGCCATCAACATAGATTTCAAAAAGACCGGGCTTGATACCACGAACAATCTTATACAATTTACTACCACTGTGGAATTCTACCTCAACCAGAAGTTGCTTCTTGTTAATGGAGTTTACCAACTGCGGCTTGTTGATGTTGCGAAACGGCTTACCGAAAAGAGAGAAGCACAATGCATCAAGCATCGTGGACTTGCCGCCGCCGTTTTCACCGACTATGAGGGTACTGGGCGAACGGTCTAGTTTAATTTCAGTAAACTGATTGCCAGTAGAAAGAAAGTTCTTCCAACGAATAGTGTTAAAAATAATCATACGGTAACGTTCTGTGCCTCAACATAGAGTGTCTGTAGAATAGACTTAATACGGTTCTTTTCCAAATCGGTTTGAATGGTGTCAACAAAATCTGAGAGGACAGACATGGTATCTTCCACATTCAACTCTTCATCATCGGTAGCTTCCGTTTCAAATTCAGAAAAGTCTTCGATGATTTTAAGTTCGATTAGATTTAAATCATATAGCTTATCAACAAAGCGGTCAAACTTATAGAAGTCTGTTTTCTTTACAACAATCAGGCGAACACAAGATCCGACCATAGGTAGAAGGTCGATAGCAGAAGGGTCACCATTAGTATCGTCATAATAGATTTTATGGAAGATTTGAAATGGGTTCTCAAAGAATTCTACCTCATTTGTTTCCGTATCATATAAGTGATACCCTCTTGTATCATTATAATCAGACCAAGTAAACTCATAGGTATTACCAAGATACAAAATGTTACCAGTCCTACTGCGATGATGGAAATGACCACTACAAACGAGAGGAAATCTATCAAAGTCCACAGTATCCATTCCGTGATCATTTTTATGCCCACGGTACATTTCAAAACCTGAAAATTCAAAGTGTCCAAATACTGCCTGTGCATTACTTTTCTTTACTACCTCCATAGTTTCTGAATAATTACCAGAACAAATCCATGGAACAAGCAGTAGATTTTTTCCGTCTAATCTAATTTCTTCTGCTTCCGAATATGTAATAATGTTTTCATACTCACGGAGCAGAAGGTCCAGTGAGTTTACATCGTTAGTATTCTTGAAGAAAGTATCGTGGTTTCCAGCAATCATATGAACATCGATGCCCAAATCACTGGTCTTATCAAAGAAATACTCACGACATTTCTTCAACGTATTATAATTTATAAACTTGCGCCGATCAAAGACATCACCCAGATGAATGATAGTCTTGATACCTTCTCGTTCCATATGAGGAAAGAATGTTTCCGTGTAGAACTTCGCAAAGAAGTTGTCGAACGGAATGGAATCTGACCTAGCACCGAAGTGGGTATCTGTAATCAACGCAATTTTCATGACTGTAGAATTCCAAGTAAAGTATTAGTCTGGCTGATAGCATCATCAAGAGCATGGTGATGCGTATCATTTTCACTGGCACGGATCTTAGCGTTGCTTAGACCCATGAGATTCATAACGGTGCGATAGCACATGATGTTGCTATAACGCCAAGGATAAGGCAGACTGACTGCCGCATATGCAGACTCCAGAATGGAGATATCAAACGAAGCACCGTTACCCCATGGCATTACCTTGTCTCTACCGATCCAGTCAGTGAAATTTTGTAGTGCGTCCACGAGTTGCAGTTGGTCGACCAGAAGAGCATCTCTAGCCGCCGCACTTTGCTGCATCCACCAATCAATAGTAGACTTGTCAACGTGAAGACCTGCGGTCTTACAAGATTTGGCATCGATGTTACAGTAGAACTTATCGATAATACCTTCACCAAGAGTGAACTTGGTAGCACCAATAGAAAGAATGGTCGCATTGGCTCTTGTCGAAAGAGTTTCCAAGTCAATCATTACATGAACGGTATTAAGATCAGTTACTTTCATTAACGCTTCTCTTTTGCATATTGTGATAATGCCTTATCGCAGTAGTCACGAATATTTTCTACCGTCACCATATAGTTATGTCTGATATTAGACGGCGTTGCCTTGTCCTGCATAGTATCGACCATCTGCTGGACGATTGCAGGAACAATTAGTTCCTTGGTCATATTACACCTTATTTTTTATCTGCATCCGACGTGGGAGTTGCAGCATTTGCGACATCAGGAATAGCTTCCTCTAGCGCCTGTTCCGCATCAAGCTCTTCGCCTTCTTGAAGGCGCTTCAATGCAATTTGACCGTTACAAATCATGTAGTGCTGACCTTCACCGAGTTTAGAAGATTCGAGGTAGATGCACCCGGCATTCTGAACCGAAATGCCCTGAACTTCTTCGCGATGGCCAGCAACGCTATTAACAACTGAAATCACAGCGGTAGAAACAACGCCCAACATCAACAGCGAGAACCAGTTATCAGAAACAAACTTAACAGCAGCATTAGTTTTTGGAGAATCAATCATAAATGTACCTTTCAATTAGAGTGATGTTCTCATATTACTCTAAATCTAGTCCCGAGTCAATAGTTTTTTGTTTATCCAGATATTTTGGTCGGCGCTTAGGAATATTACTGATCTCTGCTGGCTTATCAAAGTCTTCTACCAGGTCAATCGTCTTTTTAAGATAGTCAATGAACTCATTCCCATAATCGCCGCCATCGTGGTCTTGTGTAATCAAATCATGGACATCTAGATTACGGATGTATCGGTACTTTGCAGCCTGTTGCTTCTTCTCTTTCGCAATACGGCGTAAGAAGGCATAATACGTAATCTGTGTGAAGTATGCAAAGGGGTTCTTAGACTTAGCAGGATCGA